GGTATGCTCAGAATGAGTAGCTTACACATTTATGTCGCTCTGAAATTAAATAGCCTTACGACTTACGCAGAAGTTGACGTTTTTAGTGTGTGGAATAATCCATTCCGATGCCTACCATAACTGAAATCGCAAATCACTGGGGAGTTTCTCGACCAAGAGCTTCTCAACTCGTAAAAGAAGGGTGTCCGACCAATTCATTGAAGGCTGCCGACAAATGGCGGGATGCCAGGGGGATGAAGAGGGCGGCGACCAATGGTAAGGCCAGGGAAGAAAAGACTAAAGGGCGACCTAAAGCCATTACGGCGTCCTCAAATACCGGGGACGGATTGCTGGACGCGCTTAACGATGCTCGAACAGTTCAAAAGGATGCGTTTTCCTCATACCAAGAGGCGGTCTCAGCAGATCGCTCCACACGAGCTTCACGCCTTTCGGAGCACAATAAGGCACTGGATCAACTATTCAAGGCAGAGAAGGCATACCGTGAGGAGCAGGAGCGCCGGGGGATCCTGGCAACCAAGGCGGTTGTGTTCGATGCAGCTCGCCGCGCCATGAACAACATGATGGCAGGGCTAAGGAAGCTCCCGCAGGAGGCTGGTCCCCAGTGCAACGAGCTGGAGCCCCTCAAGTCGATGAAGATCCTTCAGCGTGCGGTGGATGAAATCTTAACGAAAGGGGCGAATGCTCTCCGCGATCTCAAGTAACCAGAACGAAAACGAGATAATCACCGATCTATGGGACTTCGCTCAGCCTGCCTCCCAGGAGTCTGTGGTGGACTGGGTGGAGAACAACGTGGAGATTCCCACCGGGGCGATCACGGGTCGAGTGTCTATGCGCCACATGCCCTACGGAAAGGAGATTCTCGACCGGTTTGGCAACAAGGAGACGAAACACCTGATTCTCGACTTTGCCACCCAGCTTGGAAAAACCTCTCTCCTGATCTTCGGAATGCTCTATAAGATCGCACGGGATGCTAATGACGCTATGTGGGTCATGGGCAACACCGACCAGGCCCGAGCATTCAATAAGGAGCGGTTTATGCCGCACGTCCGCCTCTGCAAGCCGGTAATGGATCTTGTTCCAAAAACCGCAAAGGGTGTCGTGGATCGACATCTATGGGGATTCGCCAATCAGGCGTACTCCTCGATGGTTCTGAACTTTGTTGGCGCAGGCTCTCCCACGAACTTAGCCTCACGTCCTCGTGGTGTAATTTTCCAGGATGAGGTCGATAAATATCATGACCAGATGGGGTTTGACTCTGGTACAATCCAGCTGGTTGAAGAGCGCCTCAAGACCTTTCCCTTCCCTCTTTCGGTTAAAGCGTCCAGCCCTACCACGAAAGAGAGGATGATTTACCAGGAGTTCATGAAGTCAGATCAGCGTGAATTTTTTGTCCCGTGCCCAAGGTGTGAGAAGGAGATCCTTTTCAAGATGCGTATCAAAAGCGAAAAGCATGGAGATTGCGGGATCCGTTGGTGGCACGAAACCCCTGATGAAGCTAAGACCGATGGACGGTGGGATTACAAGAAGGTCCGTGCAAATGCCTTTTACAAGTGCCAGTGCTGCGGAGGTATGATTCATTCCTTTGAGCGTCCGGACATGCTGGAAAACGGGATCTGGCGTCCGCAGAACCCAAACGCTGAAGAGGGGCGTTTTGGATACCACCTGAGCTCAATCTACTCGGTACTCGGTGCCGGAACCAACTTCGACGGGATTGCTGTGAAGTTCCTTTTAGCTCAAGGTGTCCCATCAGAACTTCAGAACTTTATCAACGGCTGGTTGGCTGAACCATGGGATGAAGCTCAATCTTACGAGTTCAAAGACGTGAAAATCGAAGTGTTTGAACCCAAAGAGATCCCGGTGGACGAAACAACCCTGCCGCTTATGGCAATCGACGTTCAGCAAAAAGGATACTGGGCAGTGGTCCGCAGGTTCCAGAAGGCGACGGCAGAGCATCCCTTCGGACAAAGCTGGCTTTTATTCGCAGACTTCGTTGAAACAGCTGATGATCTGGATGAGATACAGAAACTATACGGAGTCAAAGGTGAGCACGTTACGGCTGATATGGCTCATCGCCCAACCCAAGTAGCGAAGCTGATTGTGGATCACGACTGGCGTGGTATATGGGGATCTGACACCCGAAAGTTCTACCACCCGCAGCCGAACAACACACGGCTGGAGCGCATATACTCGGTTGTCCAGTTCCGAGATCCCTTGATTGGAACGAGCTGGGAGAACCGTACCACAATGCGAGCCCGATACATTCTGTTCTCGAAACAAGGAGCCCTGGATCTCGTCAGTAGCATGCGGTATAGCGAGCCGACGATCTGGCATTGCACAGTCAACGTGCATCCAGAATATGCTGCCCACATGAACTCTCGCGTGAAGCGCAGGCAGGTCAACAAAAGGACAGGTAGGACGGAGTGGATATGGGTGGACCTCGGGAGTAAGCCGAACCATCTTTTTGATTGCGAGAATCACGTTGCCGTGTCAGCCTTGATGAATGGATTCCTCACCCCTCCACCAGAAACAGATCAGTCAAACGTCCAGTATTGACGCTCGGAAAGAGAGACTGACGCCCGGCATGTCAGAAGTGTAACTTAAAGAAAAACGCAAAAGACCCCGAGTCCTGGGCTAAGGAGATCGGGGTCTTGCTGATCTGAAACCGTCTCTCTCAATCATTCCGCATTTATGGGTATCTTCTTGAGGGCGTTAAAGGCACATCTGATCATTTCGGCCTCAAGTTTTATTTTCGGATCTTCGTTGGACAGGCGGGTCTTAGCCCACTTTTCGAACAATGTCGTGATCTGAACCTTGGTAAGTTCTTCAAGTGATTTACCTCGGTAATCTGAACTTTTTACTTCTTTTAGAACGTAATTCGCAAATTCCAGGGGTGACGGTTCATTTTTAGATTCTTCGCCATCATGAACGAATTCCCCATCTATCACGTCCGATTTGACGTCAACCCGCTCCTGCGCTACGGGCTCCTGCTTCGTTTTGGGCTCAGGTTGGGTGATAGTAGCGGAAACTGGGTCAGGAGCGGTTTCCTGAACGATGGTTGCGGTTTCGTTATCGAACTGGACAACCGCAGGATTCACCTTCAGTTTTGTCGGGACGAACGGCTCAGCCATGGATGGATTGATTCCGGCCTTTGCCATGCGAGCCTTTTCGGATTCTAGGATCTTGGCATCCTCGATCTGTGCAGTATCCTCGCGTTTTGTTTCAATGAGCTCAACCCGGTCGGATGCCACGTCCATCATCTCCTCCGGAGTCGCCATACCGCACTTGATCCCGGCATCAATGACGTTTACGCCCTCCGAGACGCACCGGGCGTGGAGCATCTGGCGTCCGGATTTCTGCCAGTTGGTCTTCAGGACTTGTTTTCGTCCTTCTTTGTCCCAGCACATCGCAAGGCCGGATGAGATCGCTTCAGTCATGGTTCGGATAATGGTCACTTCATCCGGGTGTGAGAGGTCAGCAATCGCCGCATTGTCTTTATCGTCAGCTATCATCAGTTTGTAACGGATCTTGGCCCGTGAAATTGCTTCAGCATCCGGTTTAGAGCGGAAAAACGTAGCGGAGCACTCATCGTTATCTCGGATGTGAAACATGATAAAGTGCCCATGATTTCCGAATTCAGCGGACATGGCGTCAGCCTTCATCGATGGTTTTCCTTCGATTACGTGATAGCGCTGCATGATCTTCATCGGGTGAAGACCTTCAGCTTGAGCCATCATCATGACCGTCATGACTTGATTTTTTTCCGAAGTCCCGAACATGCGAGACTGGGCGACGTAACCAGCCATCGTGTCCATCTCCGCAATGGAAACTGGTTGGCTTTGAATAACTGCAAGTTGTGTATTTTCCATAAAATTATTTCAAGCTAACTGCTGTCGCTACACCGCGAGTCGAAAAGGATGGTTTTTTAGTGAACTTCACCCCCGGAACCGTAATACCGTTATCGATTAGAATTTTAATGGCTCCGATAACCGGCTCCATTCGAACTAAGGAAGGTCGATATGCGTATAAAGCATGAATATCGACCACCTCAACAATGGTCTCCATGCGCTGAGCGCCTCCTGAAGCAGCCGGGGCCGTGATTGGAGTTTCTCGGAATAGATCCATGGCCTTTTCTGTTTTTTCAGCGGCCATCGCCGTTGTCTCGGCAACTTTTTGTAAGATCGCCTCCTTTTCTTCCGGCTTTGTTGCTTTTGCAAGTTGGGCTTCAGCAATCTCTTTGGCTTTCCGTTCGATCTCAGCCTGTTCATCGGCTGCCTTTTTTAAAGCGATGCGAGCTGCCTCTACTCGGGCCGCTTCAGCTTTTCTTGCGATCTCAGCTTGTTCAAAATTGAATTGAGCGACGTCATCATTGATCCGTTTGAGTTCGATATTCAGTTCCTTAACGTGCTCTTTGGCGCAGGCGTCGATGAGGGCTCCTGTTTCCAAAAATGGTTTTTTAAGTTCAACGCGATTCTTTTCCACAGCGCTGACATGACCCTTGATTTGCCCGGCGATAGCAATCGCACGATCGCGGTCATCGGTGTTTGATATGAGATCAATCTCCAGGGCTTTTGCAAGAAGATCAGTTTTGATTTTTTGTCCTTCAGGTGAAGAACAAACCTCTGTCCCGGAGATGGCCGGGGCTCCAATAATTTCAATTCGATTCATGGCTTAAAAAATGCATTAAGCTCATCAAATTGTCAATTTTAATTTATAAGTGGTTGGAAATCAGTATCGGTGTATCCAATTGGATACATCTAAATAAAAAAAGCAGGTGTTCACCCCATTTTCTTTTTGACAAGTTTCAAATTTTACGTTTTTCTTTTCGGCGTCACGAACGGTGTGGAAACCGGTTGAGGCACCAACTAAATATGCGTACAACAATTTCAGATACCGCCCGTCATCTCGCTATGATTCTGCCGCACGCATACGGCTTTTCCACCTTAGCTTGAGACGGGCGGTTTTTATTTTTATAAGATATGGAAAAAAATCACCCTCCTGACGGTTACGCACCTGGCTATGATGAAGCATCTGTTTATGGAGATCCAAATGAAGCTAGTTTCGGTATCACTAAGTTCACTTTTGATCGACTTCTGAAACTGGAGAACCCATCGAGTTGCATTTCCCTTTACGCATTTTTTTGTTACACTGCACGGTGGCAAAAAACCGATCAGGCTAAATGCACTGTTTCTTATGCAGCGAAAGCGCTGGGATGGAGTGAACGAACTGTTCATCGAACAAAGGCTGAGCTGGTCAATATCGGGTTGATTCAGAACGTAAAAAGTCTTGACAGGGAGACGGGGCTTATCAACGGATGGTATATCAAAGTCAGGCACACGGTCAGGCTTTGCATCCACCCTGACACAGATGGCAGGGTGGACCACCCTGCCAAAAAACCACAGTGTGGATACGTGGCACCCAAATGCTTGGGAACTAATAATATAAATGCTTCAGAACTAATAAAACCCCTTATCCCCATAGAAGAATCCATTGAACTTCCATTCCAATCTGAAGAATTCAAGAACTCATGGGGTGAGTGGATCTCCTACAAAAAACAAAGAAAGCAGAAATTTGTCGCAGCATCTCAGGTCAAGATTTTAAAGAAACTAAAGTTAATCGGGGAGGCTCGCGCAATCGCGGCTATTGAAGCGAGCATCGAGGGCTGTTGGCAAGGGATATACGAGCCGAAGTCAAATTTTAAAAATCAACAACAAACAAAAATAACCGAAATTAAAAAACCTGGAAGAGATTGGTAAATATGAAAAAAGTTAAATGCGAGACATGCTCTGAAGAATTTGAATATGAACCGATTAAAATTGGATCTATTTCTTTCAAGCGAAAACAATGCGATAAATGCGGCGTCACTGATTCAGAAATGAAGCGAAGGGAGTGCGATAAAAGGAACAAGGAGGTTAAAGAGCTTCAGTGGATGAGTATCTGCCCTCCTCTTTACCGAGATACGAGAAGAGAGTTTCTTCCACTGAAGGAAGAGGTGATCGACCGGGTTTTTGGATGGAAATACAACCCTAAAGGATTGGCGCTTGCCGGATCTTCAGGTATTGGAAAAACGAGGGTTATGTTCAGGCTGTTGCACAGATTACACCTTGAGGATTGCTCCGTTGTTGCGATCTCCTCCAAAAAATTTGAATACCTTTGCCATAAGATGTTTGATGAGGATGGCGGGGCCAGGGAGATGATTGAAAACTTAAAAAGGGTTCAGGTTTTATTTCTTGATGACCTCGGGAAGGAGAGAATGACCCCTCGGGTTGAAAGTGAATTTTATGACCTGATCGAGACGCGAACCTCTTTCCTTCTTCCGACTTTGTGGACCACGAACTGCGAGGGGGATGAGCTGGCTCAAATGATGAGCAAAGATGCAGGAGCCCCTATCGTGCGCCGCCTACGTGAATTCTCTGACATTATCACCCTATGAGAGAGAAATATAAAGAAGCGAATTTACCTGAAGCGCCCAGGGTTTCCCCTCATTCTGAAGATTGTGAAAAAGCCCTTATAGGAAGCGTGCTTATCTCAAATGAGGTTCTGGATATGGCCGTGGAAAAGGGTGCATCTTCTGAGATATTTCACATGCCTGCGAATGTGATTATTTGGGACGCAATTGTGGAAATGAAAAATAAATTGATGAGCATTGACTTCATGACGCTCACTCAATTTTTGAAAAAAAGAAAACAGTTGGATGCGGCAGGTGGGCCGCTTTACGTTACGAATCTTTTTACCGATGTTCCAACAGCTGTAAACTGGCATAGCTATTTTGACATCGTGATGGAGATGTTCTCAATGCGGCAGCTTGTAGCGGCCTCAACGGAGGTTATTTCCAGAGTTTATGACGGCATGGAGGAATCGGGTGAAATCGTTCAGTATGTCGAAAAAGAGATGAGCCGACTATCTGAAAAGACCGTAAAAGATGCCTATCGATCTACAGCCAGCATTGTGTCTGATGTAATCGAAAAACTTGAAAATGATGATAAGAGCGGTGGCGTGATAACCGGAATTTCCACCGGATTCTCTGTGATTGATGAGATTACCGATGGATTGCATGACAAGGAGATGATCGTCATCGCCGGTCGCCCCTCCATGGGGAAAGCGCTCAGGATGGATGCTCTTGTAAAAACCATTGATGGATGGAAGGAAAACCAAGATTTGAAAATTGGAGATCGTTTAGCTTCAATTGATGGAAGAGAGTCTGTTGTTACTGGTGTATTCCCTCAAGGGAGAAGGGAAATGTTGATGGTTGAGTTTTCTGATGGCAGAAAAATAGAATCTGACAAGGATCATCTTTGGGAGGTGTTTTTCAGAAAATGGAATTCTCCAAAAGTGTTGAAGACGAGTGAGGTTTTCGAAATGCTTGAAAAGAAACAGTTTAAAAACAGGTTGTGGATACAGACTCCGAGTGGAGACTTTGGATCAGATAATTTGATGCCCTTAGACCCATGGGTTTTGGGTGCGCTTATCGGAAACGGAAATATGACTGGATCTACGCCAAAATTTTCAAGCATTGACCCTTTTACAATCATGAAATTGACCGAGAGGTTAGATGGGATTTGCGAGTTGAATTTTGAGAACAATTGTGATTACAGGCTTTCATCAAGTAGCGGTAAAAATAAATTAACTGAATCTCTGAGAGGTCTTGGATTGATGGGCTGCAAGGCTGAATTTAAATTTATCCCTGAGATTTATTTAAATTCATCAAAGCTAAACCGGATTGAGTTACTTCAAGGGCTCATGGATACTGACGGGAATGTAGAGAAAGCCGGGTCCATGGTTTACTCGACGTCCAGCGAACGCCTCGCATTGGATGTTCAGCGATTAGCGAGGTCGCTCGGATCCATCGTATCTATCTCTGAAAGACCTGGCCCGAAGTACACATACAAAGGAGAGGTTCGTAATGGACTGAATGCTTACAGGGTTTATATTTCCCATCCGAACGGCAGGGAATTTGTTTCCTTGCCTAGAAAAAAAGACAGGATCAAACCAACGAGAACATCGAGGTTAACTATTAAGTTAATTTCCCCTACAGGGATCTTTGAGGCGCAATGTATATCGGTAAGTCACCCATCGAAACTGTTTATCACGGAAGATTACATCGTGACTCACAATACGGCCCTCGCCATGAATATGGCTGAGAAAATAGCCATTGAGGGTGGTTGCCCTGTGGGTGTTTTTTCTCTCGAAATGTCATCGGAACAATTGGTTCAAAGAATGGTGTTGAGTAGGGCTGGGGTTTCACATACGAGAGTTAAAAAAGGGTATGCAACTTCAGAAGATTTCCATAAGATTTCAGTTGCAGCTCAAGCTATCCACAGGGCACCGATTTACATCGATGACACTTCAGCGCTTGCTATCACGAATCTTGGTGCCATCGCAAGAAGGTGGAAGCGGAGATTTGGGATCCGGGTTATTTTCATCGACTATCTACAATTGTTAAAATCAAATACGAAAAGAGGGAGGGAGAATAGGCAAGTCGAGGTTGCTGAGATTTCAGCCATGATAAAATCACTTGCTAAGGAACTCTCCATTCCGATCGTTGTGCTTGCGCAGTTAAACCGAAATCCAGACAAGCACAGGACAAGCTCTAAACCGCGCCTGAGTGATCTCAGGGAGTCTGGATCGATTGAGCAAGATGCAGATGTTGTAGGGCTCGTGCATCGCTCTGAGTATTATGCTGAGAGTGATGAAGACAAGAAGGAGGAGGCTGGCAAGGCTTCTTTGATAATCGCAAAGCAGCGGAACGGCCCAACCGGTGAATCTTTGCTCACTTTCATAAAGGAGTTTACCCGGTTTGAGGATCGGTCAAAAGACACGCCTCAAAAAGAAGCTCAAAAAAGTTTTCATGAGAATGATTGACATGATTCTTTAATTCTGGTTGCATAAATCCTGTGACCCGAACTGAATAAAATGAAACCTGAATTAAAACTTGAATCCCTGCTAAGATCTATCGTCTCAAATATCGGGCGTGAGACAAAAAACCCTGTAATCATCTATGAAGATGTTCCGGATCCAAAATTTTACCTCCAGGTAGATGCTCGTGATCAGGGGCACATGGTAGGAAAAGGGGGGACAGTAATCGGAGCAATTCAGGCGATATTATGGATTGCGGGAATGGCTCAAATAGGCAAACCGTGCCTATTAAAACTTGAGGAGCCGATTGAAATAGGGAGCCGTGCCTGCGCACCCTTTGTTCCTCGATCGGATTGGGACAGGAAGCGCCTTAATTCATTTGCCCATAAAATTCTCGACGTTTGCTTCAAGGAAAATCACTCCGGGTGCATTATCGAAGATCTAAATGAGGTTTCCGGAATTGCCAGAATCCGGTTGGATAAATATCTGAAGGCGGGATTGGATTCAACTGCTTATTTGAGCGCGTTAAAGGTATTGATTCATTCCGCAGGAATGTCCATGGGGGCCAAGGTATCAGTTGAAATTGAATGGGCGTAAATCAAAGTGTATCCATTTGGATACATCTAACCTGAAATGAAATGCCAGAAGACATCACGGAAAAAACCCTCTCAGGACTTAAAATCACTCGGGTCGGAACAGGGCATTACCTCGTCCAAAGCCAATCAGACGCAACGATCAGCTACTCTGTCGATTTGCTCGACTATGCTGGCCTTGGGAGCTGTACTTGCCCGGACTTCACGCTCCGACTCAAACCCCGATGGAGCAAAGTCAGAGAAGCGAGAGACATCTTCCGGTGTCGTCACCTCAGGTTGCTTCGTAGCCACGTCCTCGACCAAATAATAGAATTTTACCGAAAGCAAAGGCTGGAGGGCCAAAAAAACAAACGAAACCAAAGTGAAATAAATTGAAATTATGCCAAAAACATACCAAGTAGCAGGTCTCGACGTCAAAGACATCGCGGCGGAAATCAGGAAAGAATTCTACACTGAATTTGACACAATCGGTGTGACAATTGATTATATTTTTGCCTACGGATCAAAGGACGAGGAGGGGCGTGCGATTAGCCCAGCTTGCACGAACTCCGGCTATCCTGACAATGGGGAGACGCGAATTCTGGGGTTAAAGGATAGGACTGTCAACCGGGCCGATGCTGAAATCGTTCTTGATGGTGATATTTGGGGTAAGAGATCCCGAGAGGAGCAGAAGGCGATTATTGACCACGAACTCTTTAAATTGGTTATCAAGCGGAATTCTGATGGGGACGTCATGTTTGACGATATGAGTCGCCCAAAGCTCAAGATCAGACAATTTGATCGACATTTAAATTGGTTTCAGGTTGTAGCGGAGCGTCATGGTGAAGCCTCGGTTGAGGTGACTCAGGCGCATCAACTTGTTTCTGAGGCTGGACAGATATTCTTTCCATTTGTCATCAAATCGCTCCCAAAGCAGAAGAGGGAGGTTTTAGCATGAGTGACGTCCTTTCCGGCGATGATTGGAAAAAAGAAAATCCTGTAAAAAAAACCTTGATGATTTCTCGTCATGACGCCCAGGTTAAAATCGATAATGATTTCGTATTTGGAAGGATAGGAATTCAGCAGTGGTTAAAAAAAACTGATGAACTTAGCGAACCCCTGAAGTGGAATAAAGAAGGGATTATCGATGAAAATAACAGGAAATGATTTCGAGAAGCTTATCCTGTTTCGGGCGGCGTTCATGGAAAGTCAGGGTATCCTTTCATTGGGAAGGTACGGAGTTCAGGCGAGGATGGTGCATGGTGAGCCGGATAAAAATGGAACCCCGAATGCTCCTGGATGGATGGTTGTTCCATCCTATCCAGATTTTGAAGGTGTTATCGCCCCATTTGGGCAGCAGATCATCATTGAGGCTAAGGTCTGCTCTCAAGCATCATATCCTATCTATGCTACTGGTAAGAAGCGGCCAAAGCAAATAGCCCACATGCTCAAAAGAGAGAAATTTGGAGCCGTCTGCTATCTTCTCATCCACTTCAATGAACGAGTTTTAAAAACCAGAGTTGAGCCAGCTCAGACATTCGCCATACCGGTGAAGGATGGGGCAAAACTTTGGGATGAATATGAGTCTGGTGAGAGGAAATCTCTCACTCGGGCTGATTGCGAGGAATTTGGAATTATTGTGCCTTGGGATGTTTATTCATTCCGAGCAAGCAAACTTTCACCGAATTTATCGGTTTTAATTAAGGATTAAATTATGAAAAAAAAACATGAAGTTATTGTCGTGGATAAAATTGAGATTTCTGATTCGTTAAACGAACAAGAAGCGGCTCTTTTTCAGGATCTTGAGGGAACCATTTCTCTTGGTCTTGAGACATCCATGGAGGTCGTTGATGCATTGCTGAGCGTTCGAGACAATCGATTGTATAGGGAGAAGTTCCCATCATTCTCAAAATACTGCGAAGTCAGATGGGGTATTAAACCGAACCATGCATATACGCTGATCGCAACCTACAAGGTGAACGCTGCGATAAAAGCTGACGATCCCGAGGCTGAGAGCGTTCCGCCGTCCCATGCCAAGGAGCTTAATAAGCTACCAGATGAAGAGCAGCCTGAAGCGCTTAAAGAAGCCAAATCTGAAGCAAGAAAGAAAGGTAAGCAAAAGGTCGCGGTTTCAGATATTGCTACCGTGGTAAACAAGCGCGTCGGAAAAAAAGACAACGAATATGAACCGGCGTTAAAGACTATCTCGAAAGTCTGCGGGGAGGAGCTTTCTGAAAAGATCAGAACAGGACATACTCTTCGTGCTAAAGAGGTGATTGAGTTCGCCGGATTGGATAAGGATGAGATGAAGCGAATCGCTCCCTATATTAGCGCTGGATGGAAGTTGAAGGCGGCTATGGGGTATCAATCGACTCAGATGACCCCAGCGCATACCATTCGACAGCTTTGCGAACGTGCTATTGAATTCGGTAAATTTGTCCTCGAATTGGATGACTGGATTGTGACAGTTACGAAAAATGAGAGGATTGAAAAAAAGATCTTCTCCTTTCCTGGGGAAGGAGAAGATAAATGAACGTCACCTTATTGACGGTATCCGATGAGACTTATCGACCGCTGGCTAAGATCACCGATAA